AAAGACGACTTTGTGATACTTTTTGCCAGACTCAATCACATAATCAATCGGAGAAATACCATTCTTGAGTTCATCAATCTTCTGCTGATGATGCTGTGACTGAACAGAATCGGTAGTGTCGTAAGTATAATTGAAGTTCTCAATAGAACGCTGATGACCACGAATAGCAGTCTCACGATAGTTGTCTTTCAGTGCTTCAATCAGCAGATAGGTATTCTTAAGGACGCTTTCTGAGATAGTTTGTTGTGCTTGGACTTGCATGGTAGTGTTGCTCATACTATAGGTACGCTTTGGACGATCCTAACTTTAATTCAAACCCAATCCTTTGCGAGAGTGAAGTTCAAGCGACTGAATTGCATCCTGTCAACAATTTTGTAAGTGCCAAACTTGTTGGACATTACAAATCCTTCATGCTCAGATTCTTCACCAGCAATCTCACATGAAATGCTGTCGTCAGCATCAATAAAGAAGAACAAATCAGTCTTGATAGATTGCACCAACTTCCACAAACGCAGCAGGTTCACATCAACATCATAATTTTCTGCAATCTCGTGCTCACAGACCTCCTTACCCTCACGGATGTAAGAGTTGATGATTTTTTTGAGTTCTGCTGCTTGTTTATCACTCACAAACTCACACAGAGTGCTCATTTGCTTTGCAAACTTACAGATGTCTTCAATATCCTCACGGTAAGGACAGATAGACACTTTAGGTTGCACAAACAAGCAATTTTTAGTGCTTGCAAACTTGCTGGTGATAGGGTGTGCTACCATTTCAGGCAGACGCTCACCAGTGTAGTAAGTATGGGGACAAACGATAATCTCATGATGCACAATCTCAGGAAACTTGTAGGTAATGGTGTTGGGTTTGAATGTATCAAGACCCTTACCAAAACCAATCCAATCACCTTGATACACTCGTTGAGTGCGAGGAAGAAACTCCAGGCAGTAGATGAGGATTTGCGTTACGCGAGGTTGTCCACCAAAGTGAGTAAAGATGTCATCTTCGTTATAGCAGAGGCGAATCTTTTGCTTGTTAAATGCTGCTTTGGTGCAAACAAAAAACTTACCATTCTCAGGATTAGTGCCCCAAACAATAGCAGGAGCACCATCCATCTTGACACTGATAGTAGAATCAGCACTGAACCAATCAAGAACCGAAAGATCACCATTCAGGATAGAATCTTCAGGATGTTCAAGGTGCTTGTTTTGCATTTGCTTGTTGCTCATACTATAGGGACACTTTGGACGATCCTAACTTTAATTCAATCAAACTTCCATCAATTTCTGTAGGCGATTGCGAATGTCAAAGAGTTCCATTTCATCCATATCTGCAGCATCTAAATCTACAGGAGCAAACTCTTCAAGATTTACATTACCATTTGCATAGATGGGTGCAAAGTACAACTCATCTCCATCTTCTTGTGACAGAGTGTAGACGCAACCATGGTCAGGGTAAGTGAGAAAAATCATTTGAGTTTTACGAACAAAGGTACAATAAAGGAGCACCTACTAAATTGCAAGTGCTCCTATGTCAGTTTTCAGACTGCCACACGACGGGCAGACAGTTGTTGATACCTTTCGGTAACATAATCCACTGCTTGCTTCACATAAGGAGAAACAGTTTGAGTGAACTTAACCACATCTTCACGAAGTTTGTTGACTTCATACTGATGGATTTGCCAGCGAATCTTGATGTCTTGGAGGTATTGTTCCCGAGTAATCAGTACCTGAGGGACGAACACTTCGGGAGCAACAACAACATCAGAGGTTTGCTTGCGAGCGCGAGGCATAGAGTAGATGCGTCTTACACTATAGGGACACTTTGGACGATCCTAACTTTAATTCATCGCAGATAACAAAGGGTTGTTGATACGATCTTGTGCAATTTTAAAGTATTGCTCGTCCATCTCAATTCCGATGAAGTTTCTGTTACAATTTACAGCAGCGACTCCAGTTGTACCAGAACCCATACAGTTGTCTAGAACAACCTCACCATCATTACTGTATGTACGAATCAAATATTCCATCAAAGCAACTGGTTTTTGTGTAGGATGAACGCTACCTTTATCCAATCCAAACTCTATAATTTCTGACGGATAATTGGTGTACCTTTGTTCATACTCAGTCTCGTGCAGTAGTTTGTTACCAGCACCCATGTGTTCTGGTTGATGTAGAAACTTACCAAGTCGTTTCGCACTATTCTTTTTCACGACATGTTTCTCAATCAAACCCTGTGGATTGTAAGTCATATTTTTGTTTGCTTTTTTAGACCCACCACTAGCACCAAGAGGAGAGAATACCAAAACATCCTCAGTTTCCTTCATAGGTCTTGCATTTGCATGAAGAAACCCTGTTGTCTTTTTCTTCTTCCAAATCCACTCATATTTGAACCACTCAAGGTTACTTACTACCAGTTGACTGGTGAATGGTTGGTCAGCAGTTAATACAACAGCACCAGTTGGTTTTAGCACCCTACGATAATGCTTCCACAATTCATCTAGTGGGATAACTGTATCCCACTCAAGAACTCTATTGTTTCCTTTATCCTGAACACCTTTACGGTCAGTTGTACCATAGGGGAGGTCACAGAGAATAAGGTCCACAGACTGTTCTGCGACCTTATCCATCTCAATCAGACAATCACCCAGATACAACTCAACCATGCAGATTTCCCTCCTTTAGATAACGGATAGTGCGCTCAAGTGATTCGATCGTATCACCCAACATACCAATACTACGGTTACAATTATCACACAACCAACCACGATGTGCTAGAGTTTCGTGGTCATGATCGAACACCAACTTTTTGTCAGTTCTACCACAATTATAGCACGGAGTTCCTAGTTCTGGATATTTCGGTTTTCCTGCTAATTTGTATGCTTTTGCCTTACCTTGACTTGCTTTCGTGGTACACTCTTTACATTCTGGTCGGAAATACTTATCCCCACCAGTATTTGTGGATTGATTGCGACGAAAAAACTGCTCATTCAGTGGAAAGGTTTTTGCACACTTTGAGCAGGTTCTTGTTGATTCCATGGTAAATAGATTCCTCAATAATAGAGACGCTTTAAACGATCCTAACTTTAATTGATTGGAAGTTTTGCCTGAGACTTACCCTTTTTGTGGTCATCAATGAACTTCCTTGCTGATGCTTCGGTCCTGCACACTTTGAGTTGCTCTCCGTTGTGAATGATCATCAGTTGATTACCAAATGGAATCGCGGCGTAGTTACCTTTGCCGATAATAAATCCTTCTTTCATTATACTTTCCAAAAAATCGTGGATTTGGTTGCGGTGGATGACCTATGACACCCTCCAGATAGAATTACAGAAAAATCAGGGTTTGACCCCTGACTGCGACTGAGTTCTCAGTGAGACTCATTTGGGATTGCGTCTCCCGTCTTTCCAGGTGCCTTCTTTTTTTGCTTTTCTGTATTCTCTCATATAAGTCGCTCTTTCACTATGCGATGTGATAAGTCCTTTATTCCAAGTCCAGGGTTTTTTCATACCTTTATGAGACTGACCGATTTTCTTTCTTGTTTCTTCACTAACACCTTCACAGATTGGTGGATTATCTCCTCCAGGAGTTCTGTTGATAAGTAAACCACCAAAATCTTTTCTACCAAGTATTGCAATCATATAGATTTCGTGGGAGAAAGCATCTTTTTCATTATCAAATGTTTTTAAGATTATTCTTCTATTTGGTGAAGGAAGTTTAACAAACTTTGTATGATAATCGTTTATTCTATTTTCTTTACCCTTACCGATGTAGTAAGGTGTTCCGTCCTCACGCAGATATGCGTAGGTATAATATTCTTTCATCGTAAGTCTTGGCGTGACTATTAGTATTTATAGCATAAATGTGGGACTTACGCAACTAATCCGCCAAGACTTACTGTTGCTGCCCACACTCTATTTACCGCCGCACTACACTATCAACCATCTCACCCTTCTCAAAGACAGCATCAACAACTCGCTGAAGTGCTCGCTCTGTAGATACACCAACTTTAGAATATACAGGCACCACACAGAGACCAAAGACCTTCTCTTTGCCCCCAAGGCGAAGAACACGACCGATAGTTTGAGTCATTTCAATCACATCCATATTGCGAAGAAAGACGACCGCCTCCAATTCACTGACGTTAATCCCCTCACTCAAGATAGAACGATGAAGGCAAATAAACTTCTTGTTAGGGTCACGACCCCAAGCATTTAGCGTATCAAAGAATACCTCACGATTCACCTTCTTACCATCAACAATCGCTCCCGTCTTTGAGGTGATGTAAAGGTAAGAATAACCACGCTGTTGTAGTTGAGCAGCACAGTCAGTATGAGACATCAAGTTGATAAGTTGCTTTGCAGACTTAACACAGACCAG